CGCTTTGGTTCATCAGCAGGCATGACTTCGATATCTTGTCTTACTGGCATGACACCAACGAATTCAGGATCCGCGAGAGCAAACACAGTACCTGGGGTGACAATCTTAGACACGATAATGTCAGCACCAAAGATGCGGGCATACAAACCAGTCTGAAGAATTTCACGCTGAGTGACAGGGTCAACTTCAGCAACACCACCACCATTCTGTGACGACCAAAGGCGAATTTCAGCAAATTCAACAATGTTCATGAAATACTTGGTAGTAACCAGGTCCCATCGGTCGACCTGGATGCCAAGGCGGACCAAGTCAGCACGGGCAAGACCAGCGTCAGTAATATCAACGGCAGTGTTATCACCACCGAAGTTAGCATCACCAGAGAAGTCAAGGGCTGCAAAGACGTTAGCATCTTCGTTAGCTTGGATTTCCTGACGAGCCTTCTGCACAGCACGTTCAATCACGTTGAAGCGACGTTGGCGCACTTCACGAATACGAACCATTGGGTTTGAAACAATGTCAAACTCAGGAACGGACACTCGGTCACCACGAACGATTGACTCAGGAGCTGAACCATTGCTCGAAACAACGGTGGCGCTCACATCAATATCACGCTCGTACACGGCAAGTGCACCAGTTGAAAGAGGATCGACCACAAGTGCTCTACGTGCAACACCAGCGTAATCAAGGTTTCGACGAATGGGCAGAGCCATCGCTTGACCGAGAGCAATTTTACCCTCACTGGTCAAAAGAGCACGCTTAATCATGTCATCTTTCTGTTGATCATTGAAGGAAGGACGGCCCGCCAGGTTTGAAGAAGAACTCGCGTTATCCTCTATAATCTTGGCCATTTTGGTGATGGCGGTCAGCGCATCACGGGTTGACGATGCATATAGCTCGCCTTTAGTATCAAATAAACTCATTGCTTTACCCCTAGGTATCTTTTCTTACTCTTACTTTAGTTAGGTATCTTACGGGCTATGGGGCGGTATTACTCCAAAGCTTCATATTTTATAAGTTAGATTGATAGATTATATTAGAGTATAAAGCAGAAAAGGCTACCTTTCGGCAGCCTTTTCTTAAAACCTAAATTATATTTTACTATGTATTAGGTAAGTGTACGACTACCGTAACCAGCGTTAAAGCTAATGACCATTCGGGTGAACTGCTCAGCAGCACCGACCAAACGAGCAGGAGTTGTAACAAGGCTTGGGTCACTTGAGAACTCAACAAAGGTACCAATACCACTTGCAGAAACTGAGTCAGCACATGCATTGTGAGCAATTCGACCAAGGTTGGCGCCATCAGCAATACCGAGCACTGATCCAGGAACCACTGGACCTGCACCAAGAGTAGTGACGAAGTCAGAAGCCAACGAATCAACACTCACAGCGTAAAGACCTGGTTTGTCCCAAAGGGTAACCTTGCCAGAGCCTGAAGCGGTATGGGGGCCGACTCGGGTCCCGGTCTCACTTCCACCCAACCCAAGAGGGCCAGTGATGGCCCCAAACATGGTGAAGTAACCTGGGGAGGTACCGTCATCAGCAAGGAAGAGAGGAACGTTAGCAGCAGTGCTGGCACGAGTCGCAGCAGGACGGTTTGCAGCTGAAGAGTTGCTGTAAAGATATCCATCAAGGGCATCTGCAGCAGCAGTTTCAGTCAAAGTGTTAGTACGGGAAGCAGTGGTAAAGGTCATAACCTCGCCACCAAGGATGCTAGCAATTTCAGTGTCGACGACATCGAATTGACCAAGCGGCATTGCGCCAGGATTCAGGGGATATAAAGCCATTTTGTATTCTCCAATTTAATCAGTTTGTTCAAAAAGAAAACTCTAAGATGAATAAACGTCTAATTAATGTTATTTTTATTGACAGAACTAGATTTATTTTTTAACGTACATATGTGGTCTCTGCCAAATATCCCATAGTCTTTCCATCTTGTCGCTATCAGCGTATTCAATTAAGTTTTTAACGGTCAGCAATTTTGGTGCTATTCCTAGATCTTTGCGCATACTGTCTACAAAATCATGTATTGACTTTTCAGTTCTTGGATCCATGAACCCAGTAATTGGATGGGACGAATCCACATGTTCTCTTATAAAATTCTGCACACCCATTACTCTATTACGATCGTCCTTAAGTGATTCACCAGAGGAAGTTAAACCTTTATTGATGAAGGAGTTTGCCTTACCAGCTACATCTTTAAATGAGGCATCTATTCTACCAGCTGCTTCTTTGACAGGTGCACTTTCTGCACTTGCCATTTGATTCAAATCAGATGCAAAATCTTCACCAAGGGAGAGGTATGTCAAAGCCTCTTCTGGTTTATCTGAATTTAGTGCATCTTTGGCAGATTGAGTTGCTCCACTTAGTTCACGAGCTTTTGCTGCAATCTCTGGAGAGCTAGAACCAGATACGACAGTTCCAACATCAGATTGAATCAGGCTATCTTTGTTCATCAGTTCTTCTATTAGATATGATGCTGCGCCTATTGATGCAAGTATTATCGCAGCCTTTCCACCTTTACCTTTGAGCACTCTAGACAATCTAGCAAACATCCCTAATCCTGGTTTGACAGCCTTTACAGGAAGCTGTGAAATAGGAGGTGCAGGCAATGCAGGACGAGTTACCGGTTTACCTGGACCACTTCCAACATCTTTTATAGGTGGAGTTGATGGCTGCATTGGTGATACTGGCTTATTCGTCATAGCCTGAGGCCCACTTGCAGGTATACTTGCAGGCGGCAACAATGGCGGAGTTGAACTCATGAAAGGAGGAGTATTTCCAGGAACCTTTGGAGTTTTGGTTAAGCCCATTTCTGGCCTTTTTGTCAAAGCTTTATCTGCAGGTATAGGTGGAAATGACGCAGGAGTAACCCCAGGGACAAGCACACTCGCAGGGATATCCTTTGGAATGTTAGCTTTACGGTTCAATGCCGCCGAGGTATTATCTAAAAAACGAGAAGTTTCCTTGACAATAGAACCTAACACCATGTCAACTTTCTTCATAGCTTCAAAGTCACCTTTGTCTTCAAAATTAGCAGCCATACTTGTAAGCTGAGGTATAAGCTCAGCAAACTTATTGTAATGGAAACCGCTAGGCTGACGCTGAACGACTTCCAGCATCTTACGATGCTGTTCATTTTGATTTTCAACAACACCTGTGTTAAAAGGACCCTCTGCCATAAATGCAGATTCAGGGTGAGCTTCATCAATAATATCTGGAAGATCTAAAGCCCTCTTTTTCTCTTTGAGTATAGCTTTATCCTGTCCGTCATAATCAACTGCAGATTTAACAATGCAATCACTAATAAAGGGCATCTCTGAGAACTTCATTTCAGGTTGCTCATTTGAAGCAAACACTGAAAATTGAGATTCATCGAGAATAAGTTCAGGGCCATCATATTCTTTCTTTACTTTTTGCTCGGCAGAGATACGACTCATCTCTTCCATTAAAACATCAGTCATCATTTTAGTATGCTCCCATTATAGTTTCATCTATCACTTTTTCCACCTTTCCTCTGAAATCAGTAGGACTCTTTTTTAAAAGCGAATTTGATGCTTTGTTTAATTTATCGCCAAACATATTAGAAAGGAAATCGGAGCCGTCAACATCACTCATTTGAGACATCCTAATTGCAACTCCGCCTGCGCCTACAATAGCTTTACCAGGATTATTTATAATCTTAGTTGCAGAAAACCCTACAATCTTTACCGCTGTTGACACAATCCACTTCAAAAAGCCTATGATCCCGAAAACTATAGTTCCCAGCAATCCACGAGATCCTCTTGTGGCAAGTGTTTCTTTAAGCATAGGACTGACTTCCTTTTTACCAAATATTTTAGCGAGATATTTTGCAGCGACTCCTAAACCCGCTTCCTTTTCAAACCCAAACTCATTCATAGTTGCTTTTGATAGTGGAAACTGACCAGCATTCTGAGCAGTAGATTTAGTGAAATCATCCATTATCTTTTTTTGCTCTGAAGGAGGAAGTCCAGCAAGAAGCTTTTCAACTGCCGGATCAATCTCGATAGCAGCTGCATCCCCCAATGTTCTCAGTGATAGGGTCGTGTCAATATGTCTACCCAGTGTTGCAAGATCATAACCATACAAGCTCGCAACAAGCGTTATCAATTGCATTGGGAATGGAAGTACAAATAAAAGACCGAAATCTACAAGATTAAGTATATTTTCGGTTGGTCCATTTTTAGGATTCCATATAAATGTTCCAATGGAGCTAAGTGCACCATCTACAAATGAAGCATTTGAAATCAAAGTAGGGTGACTGATTGAAATATTCATCTTATTATATCCCCTGTATAGGACCTGGAACTGGAATATCTTGTAATTTTTTCAAAACATTGACAGCATTGTATCTATTTTTAAATGCAGCTAAATCACCAGTGAACCCAAGTCCTTGTGCTTTTTGGAAAGCAATCTCAATATCACTTGGAGACTGAGGGGAACCAGAGTCAACCAATTGCTTAATCATGTTCTCCGTAGGAGGATGTGAGACTATAGGTTGAGCTGATGGAATCTTTGACACGTCGACTTGAGAAGCCTTTTGTTTATTATACTCATTGACAACCTGATTACCGAAATTTCCAACATTGCCCATATATCCTGAACGTTTAGCTTTTTCAAATTCACCTCTAACAACACTGCTAAATGCATCCCTAGGATTATTGCTTTTTAGCATACTATCTACAAGTTCATTTATAATCTTTAGAACGTTACCCACATTCATGCTTTCAGATGCATCAACATCACCAGATGCCTTTGGACCTGCAGGATCTTCTTTTGCAGGACCAGTTGCCATATCCAATCCGTGCATTCTGATAGCCTTCTCTAAAACATCACGAATGTAATATTTATTTGCATCTGCCTTTCGAGCGTTTATGTAACCATCATCTATTGAAATGTTCTTGTAAGATAATAGCGCGATTACTTCCTTCATTGCTTCAGTTGATGTTCTAATTTTACCAGATTCGTGTGGAAAGTGAATGGTTAACCATTCCATGGTGGTT